AAGAAAGACCCCTCTATTCAAGGGTCAATCAACATTTTGCGTACCTCTGAAGAAGAAGCCCTAGCCCAAGCTAAAGCAGTTCCGACATTGGCTACCGAGATGCAACCAAACATGAAGAAGGGTGTCCGTCCAGACAGGGAACTAGGTGCTAATGCTGTCCCTGTACCTGTTACTTCTGCTCCTATTAGTGAAGCCCAGCTAGGAAAGCTGTTTAATGTGTACTTGTCGGGTAACGGAGACCTAGTGGGGGAAGATATTGCTCGTGAAGCCCCAGAGATTATTACAAGCATTAAGAATTTAAAGACTGGAAAAGAAGCTGAAGAGTGGTTTGGTTCTTTTGCATCGGCTTTTGACGGCTTTCTTAAGAACCGCAAAGGCGGGGTGCTACCAGATGCAGTTAGGGCTGAGAAGGGGCTAAACTACCTTAAAGAAACCCTAGATGCCCGTGGTTTTGAAACCATTTTAGGTGGTGCTAGATCATCTGCCCAGTTTGCCAGCCAGTTGCCCGTGCTTACAGAGGCTTACAAGGTAGCAAACACCCTATTTCATACAGCTTCTAAGAACGCTGTTGATGAGTTCCTAGCTGAAATGCCTAATTTTAAGGGTTTTGCTGGCACAGCCAAGGCTTTAACTGGTGAACTTCCTGCTTCTGCTCGTAGTTTTCTTCAGATTTTGGAAGCCCAGAAAGCGATGTCTGGATATATTAAACAAATTGGAGCTGGTGCATCTAGGACATTAAGAGTTTTTCAAAAAGGCAACACAGCCAAAGCCGTAGAGGATATTCTTGGTTCTGGAAGAGAGTTTATTGGTAAGGATGCTCAAGCCTTGATGGGAGCTGTGAACTCAAAAGGCGGTTTAAAAAGACTTGAGGATTTGGCTATTAAAATTAAGCTGGCTGGCGACAACGAGGTTGCATTTACAAAGCTTGTAGATGGTACTCGTACTGGCTTAGACAGACTGGCTACCTACACAATCAACGCCATGTTAAGCAAGGTAAGCACATTTGCCACTATTCAGTTTGCCAGTAACAGCCTTACAAGCCTTTATTTGCCTTTGGAACGTGCAACAGGAGCTTTGTTTAGGGGTGACCTAGCCGAGTCAAAAAACTCTTTACGAGTAATTGGTTACTACAATCGTTTAGCTGGGGAAGCCCGTAACTGGTTTGTAAAGTCTCTTAAAGAAGGACAAAGCTTTATTGGTTCTCAGAGTTCTGTTGCTGAAGCAGGTAAACAACAAGTTTTGGGTGGCGTGAAGTATCTTGAAACCAACGCTCCCATGCTTGCCAAAGCTCTAAATGGTATTGATGTATTGCTAACCAGCCCTACTAGATTTATGCAAGCGGTAGATGAAGGCTTTAAACAACTTCATGTCCGTGCGTCTGCTTCTGCTTACCTTCATGGCGAGGCTTTAGAAAAAGGAATTAAAGACCCTGCTCAGATTGTTTCGTATGTTGAAGAAGGACTAGCAAAGTTAGTTACACAAGAGGGGGCATTAAATAGCGAACTGGCTATCCGTCAACAAGCCCAGCGTATCGGCAAAGCTAAGGGGCTTAACAAGTTTGACATCGCAGACCTAGAAAACAATATGGTTTCTGAGTACCAACCTAAACTTTCTAGGATTGAAAGCCTAGCTAAAGATTTTAGCCAAGAGGCTACATTTACTAGGCAAGGCGTATTGAGTGCTGATGGTAAGACCTATGAAAAAGGTTTTTCGCAGTTAGTAAGTAATATTGCAAGTTCTTCTCCTTTGGTTCGCCTTGTTGCACTTCCTTTTGTTAATACGCCAATGAATCTAATGAAAATGGTTGGACAAAGGCTGTTTCCTAGCATCACTACAAATATTCCTGGAATTAGAGGATTTCATAAACAATTAATTAACGATTTAGCTTCTGGAGACCCAGCTAGGATGGCATCAGCAGAGGGACGCATCATTATGGGAAATCTGTTGTCTGTTGGGGCGTTAATGACCGCTGGCTCTGGTGCAATTACTGGTTCTGGCCCAAGAGACCCAGAAGAACTTAAACTTCTTACTCAAACTGGTTGGCAAGCTAACTCCTTCCGCATCCCCACCCCAAATGGTGATACTTACATTTCCTATGCCAAGCTAGACCCTTTTGCCAGCTTCCTTGGCCTTACGGCTGATTTTGTGGACAAGATGAGCCAGCTAAGTGAGAACCACAGGCAAGACGGATTACAAATGTTTGCTACAGCTATTGGCATCGCTTTTGCTAAAAATGTAACTAACAAAACATACCTAGCATCTCTTAAGCAATTTGATGAAGCCATATCGCAACCAGACAGGTTTATGGAAAAGTTTGTTCAAACAAAAGTTGGGTCTCTTGTTCCGTCTGCTGTTGGAGGATTGGCTCCTTTATTCAATAATGAAGAACTAGCTGAAGTTCGCAGTATTGGGGATGCTATTCTGTCTAAAATCCCAGGAGCAAATGTTGTGGAGAGCAAACGGAATATGCTTGGAGAAAAAATAACTAGAAACTCTCCTTCTGTTGTTGATTATCTTGTTCCTACTGCTGTGTCTAAAGATAAGAATGACGCAGTAATGAATGAACTTTCTAGACTTCAGCACGGATTTAGAAACCCAAGCACAAAGCTAAACGGGCTTGAACTACTAGATTATTCTATGCAAAACGGACAGACTGCTTATGACCGCTACATGGAACTTACTGGTCAAGTTAAACTGGCTGGTAAAACGCTACGCCAAAGCTTAGACAAGCTAATCAAAAGCACCCAGTACCAGAGGTTACCAGAAGATAGGCTTTATTCTGTTGATGATTCCCCTCGTATTTCTGAAATTAAAAAAGTAGTTAATAAGTATCGCCAACAGGCTAGACTTCAACTACAACGTGAGCTTCCAAAAGTTAAACAGCAACTACGAGTTGTTGAGCAAATTAAGGAAGGAAGAAGGTCTGGTAGGAGTGTTGAGGGTTTGATTGAGTCTTTACAGGGAGTTTAAGTTGTGGCTAATTCATACGTTACTTTTCTTGATTATACTGGAAGCGGTCAAACTGAATATACAATTCCTTTTAATTTTTTAAACCCAGAACATATAAAAGTATCTTCAGCTAATATAAATGGTTTAAGTAATCCTTTAATATGGAATTATATTCCTATATTAACTTGGAACAACAATTTAGTAGACGGAGAAACTAGTTACCCATTTGGAACTTATTCTGTTGTTTTTGAAAATGGAGTTAATAAAATTAAATATGCTAAAATTTCTGCAAATCAATCACTTAATGTTACAATATATAGAAGGACTCCTGCTTTAAATACAACTTATTTTTCAAATGGTAGTCCAATTCAAGCTTCTGATTTAAATTCTATTCTTCTGCAAAATTCATATAGCATAGAAGAAACTATTGAAGCTGTAGATTCTATTAGTCTTTTTAAAGTAATTTCTGAACTTAATAATAAAGTAGCTAAAACTGGAGATAATTTAACTGGTGGATTAAGTGGTGTAACATCTTTAGCTCTTACAGATACAGGTCAAGGAATATTTGCACCGCAAGTACAACTTCAAGGTGGAACTATTAGAAATGTTCCCACACCTGCTTATAATACAGATGCAGTTAATAAGGCTTATGTAGATGGCCTTACTTTAAGCGGTGGAAGCCAGCCTGTAATAGCGAATGATTCAATTACATCAGAACTTTTAAGGAAAGTAGTTGGAGAAGAGGCCGTAACTTCTACTGCAATTAGAACTTCAGCCGTAACTTCTACAAAATTAAATGCAAATGCTGTAACAGCAGATAAAATTTTTCAAGGTTCAGTTACTAATATAAAAATAGGAACTGGAGCTGTTACTTCTTCAAAAATAGCCCAAAATGCTGTAACTTCTACAGCTATAAATAATGGAGCAATAATAGAAGATAAAATAGGAACTGGAGCTGTAACAAATACAAAACTTGGTACAGGGTCTGTAACAAATGATAAAATTTTAAGTGGTACTATTACTTCTGATAAACTAGCTAATCAGACTTTAAGCGGAGACGCATTTTTAGCTAATAATAGTATTTCAGCATCTAAATTAAATAATTCTGGACTTAATTGGGGAATCAATTCGTTTAATCTTGATAAAACTTATGTATATACAACGGCTGAACTCATAGACGCTCCTAGTGCAACTATTAATGCTAATAATGTAGTAAAAAAAGAAACTTTAAGTTATTTAACTTCTGAAGCAATAAATTCTGGTTTGTTGCCAATGTTAAGCGGTTCTTTTAAACCAAATTCTAGTATAACAATTAATTCACAAACATTAAATCAATTTCAAGGAGCTATTCCAACATTTGAGTTAGACACCACTCCAGACTCAAATGGTTATTATCCGTATAACATTTATATTAAAAATCCATATTTGTTAGGTAAATTTGGAGGAATTACTATATTTAAATGGCAAGATAGATATGCTGGAAGCTACCCTGAATATGGAAGTGGTGGACTAGGAAATGTACAACCAACATTTTTTTATAAAACTATTTCAAATATTCCTTTTAATTATATAATTGAAAATGAAAATCCAGAAATATCTTTAACTGGTACTCCATATACTCCTTTAACAACTTCTGGAAATATTGTATTTAATAATTTAGGTCAAACTTCAAAAAAATATTTAATTAAATTAATAGGAACTGCCGAATGTGATACAAGCACTGGAATTTTATATTTAAAACCAATTTCAGATAGTTATTATCCTTATAACAATGGAATTTACGTTCCTAAATCAGTAGCTCGAATTGCTTTTAATTCATCTTCATACAAAATATTTAATATTACTACAATTCTAAATATACCTAGTAATGATTCAGTAACTTTTCCTGTTCAATATTATTATACAGATAATCTTAATACAGCTCCTACTGCAAATAATGTTCGTGGGTTTGGTAGAGGAGCTGATTATTTAGTGTCTAATAGTGGATATAGTGCTCCTCCTGTAGCATGGAGAAGTTCAGCATACGATAGATGGAATGAATCTATTGTAGACCTTATCATACAAAGAATAAAATGAGTCAACAACTTAACAGAGCAATAGGCCGTCTTGAAGGCAAAATTGACACCATACTTGTAAACCAAGATGAGTTTAAAGCTACTTTTTCTAAGCACGATGAACGTTTACGAAAGTTAGAAGGTCAACACATGAAAGCTTTAGGTTTTTTTGGTACTATTGTGATATTTTGTAATTGGGCATGGGATTTAATTAAGAATAAGTTATGAGCAAACAAGACGAAGTAACAAGAGTAATGGAAGAGCTTCACGTTGAGCTTGCTAATGAATTTTTAAGGCGGGTTAAAATGGGCGATGCAACGCCAGCCGACCTTAACGGAGCTAGGCAGTTTTTAAGAGACAATGGGATTGACGCTGTAGCTATGCGTGGGTCGCCACTTCAAAAACTAGCTATGGTGTTGCCGTTTGAAGAACAACAAGTAATAGAAGCTCCAGCAAAGACTTTCAGCTTGCCAGCACCCAATCAAGTAGATAAGGCTGTTGCAGTATGAAAGCACGGGATTATAAGAAAGAATATAGAGACTACCACGGCAACCCTTTGCAGATTAAACATAGGGCTAAACGCAATTCTGCTCGAAGATTAATGATTCGTAAGTATGGTAAATCAAAGGTTAAAGGCAAAGATATTGACCACAAAGACGGAAACCCTATGAATAACTCTAGCTCCAATCTTAGGATTACTTCTATTAAATACAACAGAGCCAAACACTAAGCTCAGTAAAACACAAGGCGGTTCATGCAACTAGACCCCAGACTAAAAGACTTTCGTAATTTTTTATACATGGCTTGGGGGCATCTAGGTCTCCCTACTCCTACAAAGGTTCAATACCAGATTGCAGAGTACCTTCAGCACGGGCCAAAGCGGTGCGTTATCCAAGCCTTCCGAGGGTGTGGTAAAAGTTATGTATCTGCTGGGTATGTCCTATGGAGGCTTCTTCTTGACCCCAAGCTGAACTTCTTGGTTATCTCGGCCAGCAAAAGCCGTTCTGACGATTTCTCTACTTTCTGTTTACGTCTCTTAAGCGAAATGCCCGTGCTTGAACACCTTAAGCCCACCGAAGAACAGCGTTGCTCCAAGGTTGCTTTTGATATTAATGGTGCTCCAGCTTCACAGGCTCCCAGCGTCAAGAGCATTGGTATTACAGGACAAATTACAGGTAGCCGAGCTGATGTGATTATTGCAGATGACGTAGAAGTTCTTAACAACTCTGCTACCGAAGGGATGCGTCACAAGTTGTCGGAAACAATCAAGGAGTTTGATGCGGTTATCAAGCCTCTGGAAACCAGCAAGGTGATCTACTTGGGAACCCCGCAGAGCTACAATAGTATTTACAAGATGCTTCCAGAGCGAGGCTTTAAGACCTGCGTATGGCCTAGCCGTTACCCAACAGAAACAGAACGCATAGCTTATGGTGATTCTTTTGCTGTCGATCTGCGGGACGAACTTCATAATGACCCAACACTATTAGGCAAACCCACAGACCCCCAGCGGTTTAGTGAGGCCGACCTTATGGAACGTGAGGCCAGCTATGGTCGCTCTGGGTTTGCTTTGCAGTTCCAGCTAAACACCAGCCTGTCCGACCAGAATAGATACCCACTTAAGCTGTCTGACTTGATTGTAATGACCCTTAACCCAGACATGGGGCCACAAAAAGCTGTATGGGCATCTAGTCCAGAGCTGGCATGGAACGAATTACCCAATGTTGGTCTTAACGGAGACAGGTTCTACAGGCCAATGAGCATAGTAGAGCCTTGGGTTAAGTACGATGGCTGTTGCATGAGCATTGACCCCTCTGGTAAAGGCAGGGATGAGACAGCCTATGCAGTAGTAAAGATGCTTCACGGACAGCTATTCTTGGCTGAAATAGGCGGTTTAATGGAGGGTTATAGCCCTAAAAGCCTAGAAACGCTGGCTGAAGTAGCCAAAAAGCATGGTGTAAACGCTGTAATCATCGAAGAAAACTTCGGTGGGGGTATGTTTACCAGCCTTATCAAACCTGTATTTGCCCGTATACACCCGTGCAACATAGAAGAAGT